ACCGAACAGGTACTTGCGGCCAATCCGGGACTCTGCGAGCACACACCTTTTTTACCGCACGGGCGACTCGTCGAGTTACCGGACAGCGTGACAACACCGACGCGCCAGACCGTGCAATTATGGGATTAACACGATGTGGGAAAAAATTCGCACCTTTATCGTCTGGTTTATCTCTGTGGGGATGGCGTGGATTGGTGATTTATCGCTGAAAGATATTTCAACGATTGTCGGGCTGGCGCTGGGCGTCGTAACGGTATTAATCAATGCGTATTACAAGCGCCAAACCTTAGCCTTACTACGCAGTGGAAAAGTGACACGGGAGGAGTATGACGCTGCAAATCGTTAAGCGCTGTATGGTCGGCGCGGTGCTGGCGATTGTCGCCACCTTGCCGCAGATGCAAACGCTGCATACCTCGCCGCAAGGGTTAAGACTCATTGCCGATTTTGAAGGCTGTCGGTTAGAACCTTATCAATGCGACGCCGGAGTGTGGACCGATGGGATCGGCAACACAAAGGGAGTCGTACCGGGCAAAACTATTAGCGAGCGACAAGCGGCGCATAACTTCATTACTAACGTGATGATAACCGAAGACGAGTTATCACGCTGTTTGGTAGTAACGCCGCCGCAAAAAGTCTATGACGCAATAGTCTCTCTTGCTTTTAACGTGGGAACGAAAAGTGCCTGTGATTCGACTCTCATTAAATTAGCCAATCAACGCCGCTTTACGGATGCCTGTTTGCAGCTCCCTCGCTGGGTATATGTCAAAGGGGTATTCAATCAAGGGTTAGATAATCGGCGGCAACGCGAAATGAACTGGTGCTTACAAGGAGCGCAATAATGGGCCGCATAGTCATTACTCTTGTCGTCGTTATCTGCCTCTTGGTTGGCGGGCTGTCATGGCGACTCCATGAGGCCCATAACACCATTGACCTACAGCAACAAACCTTGCAGAACAATAAAGAGAATATAGCCGATAAGAATAGCCAACTGATCGCACTCTCTTTGCTCACTGAAACCAATAGCCACGCGCAAACCGAACTCTACGCTACTGCCGAGAAAACCAGTGCGTTACTGCGCGACCGGCTACACACCATCGAGGCGCTTACCCGTGAAAATGAAACCCTGCGTAATTGGGCTGCTACTAAGCTGCCTGATGATGTTATCCGCTTGCAGCAACGACCGGCCTTCTCCCGAGGTGAAGATTACCGTCAATGGCTGTCCGACAATCACCCGATGCCAGCTCCCCAAATCAGCCCCCAACGATAACGGGCAACTGTGGACGGCTCTCAGTGAGAGCGAGGCTGCATGGGCAAGTTGTGCCGATAAGGTCGATATGATTGTTACCTGTCAGGAGAAAATGAGTGAACAAACCAAAACACTTACGCCAAACGCTCAACAAGGCCGTGCCGTACCTGCAAACCAACCCCGATAAGCTGCATATTTTTATTGATAATGGTTCACTGGTCACCACGGCTGCGCAGTCAATGTCGTGGGAATATCGCTATGTGTTAAACCTCGTGATTGAGGATTTTAGCGGCGACCAGAATCTGTTAATGGCGCCAATTATCGCTTGGCTACAAGTTAATCAATCGGATGCGATTAATAACCCGGAACTGCGAGAAAAATTATTCAGCTTTGAGGTCGATATTCTCAATAACGAAGCGTGCGATATTAGCATTGATTTACACCTCACCGAGCGCGTGATCGTTAATAGCGATGGCAGTATCTCAAGCGTTATCGCGGTTGACGAACCCGAGATGCCCGAGGAAATGTGGACGGTGAAACATGGCTGAATTGAGCGAGGTTGATGCGTGGCTATCGGCGCTGGTTGAGAACCTACAACCCGCCGCACGAAAAAAGATGTTACGCGAATTAGCCCAGGAGGTGCGGCGTAATCAGCAAGCCAATATTCGCCTACAACGTGATCCGGATGGGCAAGCCTTTACCCCGCGCAAAGTCACCGCCCGCAGCAAGAAAGGTCGTATTAAACGCCAAATGTTTAGCAAGTTACGCATGGCGAAATACCTTAAAGCGACGTCTGACACGAGCACTGCAACAGTCGGATTTATCAGCCAAGTCCAACACACCGCACGCGTACACCATTATGGATTGCGTGACCGGGTGAGACGTAATGGGCCAATGGCGCAATATTCCGCTCGCCGCTTACTCGGGGTTAATGACAGCGTGGAAACCTTAACAAAAGATACGTTAATCCGTTTTCTCTCTCGCTAGGCATTGTGCTATCGCTCAGACAATGCCGAGCACTGCCGATTTTCTTCCACTTTTGGCACCCTCACTCCATGAACGCACAACTCAACGAACTCTTACGCCTTATCTCTAATCTGATCCGTACCGGAGTCATTTCCGAAGTTGATCCGGATAACTGGCTATGCCGCGTCAAAGTCGGCGAGCTTGAAACCAATTGGATTAATTGGCTGACCTTTCGCGCCGGAAAAACCCGCTCTTGGTGGTGCCCCTCTGTGGGCGAGCAAGTGGTGCTATTGAGTCTAGGCGGTAATCTTGACACCGCCTTTGCGCTGCCAGCGATTTATTCCAACCAGTTTCCGCCGCCGAGCAATAGCCTGACCGCTGAGATCATTGAGTATGACGATGGCGCACTGTTTAGTTATGACCCGGCGACCGGGCAATTACAGGTCACAGGCATTAAATCACTACTAGTCGAAGCGAGCGTAAGTTCGACCTACAAAACGCCGAAGTTTCATGTCGAGGCCGAGCAAACACTGATTAACAGCGACGTGGTGATTAACGGTGCCGTGACACAAGGAGGCGGTGCGATGTCGTCTAATGGCGTCATCGTGGATAAACACCAACATAGCGCCGTGAAGTCTGGCGGCGATCTCAGTGGGGGGCCTGTATGAGTCGTTATTTGGGGATGAACAGCGCGGACGGTCGAGCCATTGAGGATATTGCCCATCTACGCCAATCGGTTAGCGATATTTTGTTGACCCCGCAAGGCTCACGCCTCGCACGCCGTACTTATGGCTCGCTACTGTTTGAGCTGATTGACCAACCGCAAAACCCCGCGTTGCGCTTGCAGGTGATGGCGGCAGTGTATACCGCACTCACTCGCTGGGAGCCGCGTTTAACCTTGAGCAGTGTGATGATGAGCAGTAGCAACAATGGCTCAATGGTCGTTGAAATTACGGGGCAGCAAGCCTCGGGACAATCCGTTTCACTCTCTATCAATACAGGGGCATAAGATGGCCGTTATTGATTTATCACAATTGCCCGCACCTCAGATCGTCGAGGTGCCTGATTTTGAAACGCTACTGACCGAGCGTAAGGCGGCATTAATTGCCCTCTATTCTGCCGACCAACAGGACGCGATTACCCACACCTTGGCGCTAGAATCGGAACCCATTACCAAGCTATTACAAGAGAGCGTCTATCGTGAGTTATTGCTACGCCAACGCCTCAACGAAGCCGCGCAAGCCGTGATGGTCGCCTATTCGCTCACCAGTGACCTTGACCAGTTAGCAGCTAACTACAATGTGCAGCGACTAACCATTACCCCGGCGGATAACACCACAACCCCGCCGACGGCTGCGGTAATGGAAACCGACGATGATTTACGGCTACGTATTCCGGCAGCCTTTGAGGGCTTGTCTGTTGCTGGGCCAACTGCTGCTTATGAGTTCCATGCTAAAAGCACTGACGGGCGGGTCGCCGATGCCAGCGCTATAAGCCCAAACCCTGCCGAAGTCGTGGTAACGATTTTAAGCCGCGAAGGGGATGGTAGCGCGGACAGTGAATTACTCGCGCTGGTTGATAAAGCCCTGAATGACGAAAGCGTGCGACCTGTTGCCGACCGTCTAACGGTGAAAAGTGCACAGATTATCCCTTATCAGATTGATGCAACACTCTACTTTTATCCGGGACCGGAAGCCGAGCCTATCATGAGTGCGGCAAAGCAGAGCTTACAAACCTATATCAACAGCCAAACCCGACTCGGGCGCGATATTCGCCTGAGTGCCATTTATGCCGCCCTGCATGTGGAAGGCGTGCAGCGCGTCGAACTCGCCGCACCCTTGGCCGATGTCGTGCTGGATAAAACCCAAGCGGCGTCCTGTACCGGATGGACGGTGATAAGCGGGGGCACGGATGAATAGCCTACTACCGAAAAGTGCCAGCGTACTAGAACGGCGACTCGCCGAAGTCTGTAGCGATATGGCCGATTTATCGGTCCCGCTGCGCGACCTGTGGAACCCTGCGAGCTGTCCGGTCAGTTTCTTACCCTATCTGGCGTGGGCGTTTTCGGTTGACCGCTGGGATGAAAGCTGGGAGGAGAGCGTTAAACGGAAAATCGTCAAAGATGCCTATTATATTCACCAACACAAAGGCACGACCAGTGCCATTCGCCGCGTCGTCGAGCCGTTCGGCTTTCTTATCCGTATTATCGAATGGTGGCAAACCGGAGAAGCCCCCGGCACTTTTCGCCTCGATATTGGTGTGCAAGACAAGGGCATCACCGAGGAGACCTACGCCGAGATTGAGCGTCTTATCAGTGATGCAAAACCCTGTAGCCGTCATTTAATTGGCATGTCGATAAACCTACAAACCAATGGTGCCGTGGTTATCGGTGCCGCGAATTATCTGGGCGATGAAATCACCGTTTATCCCTATATCAATGAAGTCATTCTGTCCGCAGGTAGCGATTATCTCGGCAGCGCGATCCACCTTATCGACACGATGAGAGTCAACCCATGAGCACAAAATTTTACACCTTACTCACTGAAATGGGTGCCGTGAAACTTGCCAACGCCACCGCGTTGGGGCTACCCCTGAAAATCACCCAGATGGCGGTCGGCGATGGCGGCGGCACGCTACCGACACCAAACGCCCAGCAAACCCAACTGGTTGGCGAAAAACGCCGGGCGGCGTTAAACCAATTATACATCGACCCGCAGAACGCTAGCCAAATTATCGCCGAGCAGATTATTCCTGAAAATGAGGGCGGATGGTGGATTCGCGAGGTCGGCTTATTTGACGAGTCCGGGGCGTTGATTGCGGTCGGCAACTGCGCCGAAAGTTATAAACCCCTGCTTGCCGAGGGCAGCGGGCGCACACAAACCGTGCGAATGATTCTCATCACCCGTAGCACCGATAACATTACGCTTAAAATCGACCCGTCAATTGTGCTCGCCACACGTAAATATGTGGACGATAAAGTCATTGAACTAACGGCTGAGAACGGCGAAATTCTGGCTCAAATGCAGCCCCGAGATAAGACCTTGACGGCGTTAAGCGGTAAGGATGTGGCGGCGTTATTGAAGTATCTCGGCTTAACCGGCGCACCCTCTGGCACCTTTCCCATCGGTATGCCGTTTTTCTGGCCCTCGGCAAAAATGCCGAACGAGTTACTGCCAGAATGGGCAGAAATGGAGTTTTTAAAATGGAACGGAGCATCGTTCTCAGCCAGAAAATATCCCAACTTAGCGCGCGTGATTCCCCATCTCATTCTGGGTGATGCGCGAGGCGAGTTTCCACGGATTTGGGATGATGGCCGAGGCGTGGACAGTGGGCGCAGGCTACTGAGTACCCAAGGTCACGGGATGCCCAAGCTCGCAGGTAACTTTCAATCCTATGATATTGGCGGCTATGAAGGGGCTTCGGGAATTTTTTCAGCTAGGAAATTCAGTGGCTATATCGCCGCAGTCAATGGTGCTCAAGGATATGGCACAGATATTCGCGTTTCGATGGATTCCTCCACCGTCATCCGGGAATCAGACGAATTACGCCCCCGCAACATCGCGTTTAACTTCTTAGTAAGGGCTAAATAATGACAGTCGAATTTGATGCAAACGGCCATGCGGTCAGTGAGGGCATTGTCCGTGTCTACCACTATGATTCCGTTACTGGCGAGTATCTTGGGGCAAGCAATGAAAGCATTTCCGAAGGTGTGTCGATTCCGGGCAGCACAACCCTGATTGCGCCGGGAAAGTCCTTAGCCGGTCGGGTGAGGGTTTTTGAATTGGGCAAATGGACACTCCACGAAGATCACCGCGGGCAGACGTATTACTCTACCCACGATCAGCACACCATCGTGATGACGGAAATTGGCCCGCCGCCGCCGGGTTATGTCGCACTGGCCCCGGCTAGCCCGTTTGATGTGTGGGACGGCTCAACGTGGGTGCTCGATAAAGACGCTGAACAGAAAGCGGCGATAGAGCGTGCCAACAGCGAGAAAGCTCAGCGACTGCAACAAGCCACTGAGACGATTAATCCGCTACAAGATGCCGTCGAGTTGGAGATGGCGACCGACGAGGAAAAAGCCGAGCTTACCGCATGGCGTAAATACCGGATATTACTCACCCGTGTGGATGCCTCAACCGCCCCGGATATTAACTGGCCACAAGCGCCCACTGCCTAAACCTTACCCCGCGTTATGCGGGGGTTGTTGTACCCTTCATGACACATCCCCCATCAAGTGCAATCATTCACCAGACACCGGAATATAGGGCTACCCTGTAAACCGGAGGTCTTCTGATGGCCCAAGACTATCACCATGGCGTGCGCGTGACCGACGTTAACGACGGCACCCGTACCCTTTCAACAGTCAGTACCGCAATTGTTGGCGTGGTCTGTACGGCAGATGATGCCGACGCCGCCACGTTCCCTCTCAATACGCCCGTACTGGTCACCGACGTATTAACCGCCAGTGGCAAAGCGGGTAAAACGGGCACACTGGCTCGCACCCTTGATGCGATTGGCGACCAATCCAAACCCCTCACCGTTGTGGTGCGTGTGCCACAAGGCGAAAGCGAAGCCGAAACTACCTCCAATATTATTGGCGGTGTCACCGCTGACGGTCAGCGCACGGGTATGAAAGCCTTGCTCGCGGCC